GTGTTATAGGAGCCTGTGGTGTTACTGACTAATGAGTCAGCACCAACCGAAGTATTATTAGCGCCTGTAGTATTATTCCTTAAAGAGTCAGCACCAAAGGTAGTGTTAGACGAGCCTGTGGTGTTAGATGTTAAAGCATTTGTACCAGTAGCTGTGTTATTAGCGCCTGTAGTGTTGGCTTGTAATGCACCAGAACCTTCGGCAGTGTTGTTAGCACCTGTGGTGTTTGATGTTAATGCTGCGTAACCGCTAGCTGTGTTGTTGGAACCTGTAGTGTTAGACTGCAAAGTAGATCTACCAGTAGCAGTGTTGTAGGAGCCTGTGGTGTTGAATAGTAATGCTTGAAGACCCACCGCTGTGTTGTGTGAGGCGGTAGTGTTATCCCTCAGGGCAGCGACACCTACCGCTACGTTACTGGCTCCTGTGGTGTTACTTTTTAAAGCCTCATAGCCACTAGCAGTGTTGTTGCTGCCTGTGGTGTTGGCTTGTAACGCCCTATTACCAGTAGCGGTGTTGTTACCGCCTGTTGTGTTAGCTTGTAAGGATGCTCTACCAACTGCGGTGTTTGCAGATCCTGTAGTAGTGGAGGATAAAGCACTCTGGCCTAAAGCTACGTTCTCGTCACCAGTAGTAACCGCAGTACCTGCTTCATCACCCACCAACGTATTCTCGTTACCACCAGATACAATAGAGTTACCAGCGTTAACACCTGCTACGAAGTTTGATGTACCTGCTGTGACTGCACTGATACCTTTAGTGGCAATGTTACCCGTCATCGTGCCGCCAGCTTTAGGCAAGGCAGCGTTAGCGACAACAACAGTAGCAGCTATAGCGTTAGCGTTAACCTTCATCTGCGCGTCTACTAAGTCCATGTCTGTATTGACTTTAGTTCCCCACGTATCTTCTGAGGCTCCTACTTCTGGTTTAGTTAAACCATAGTTAGTTGTAGTTGTGTCTGCCATTGCTCTATCCTATTCGTTGATCTGGTTGCATTATACTATAAATTAGTCCATGTGGCGCTATCGGTTGGTAACGCTCCCCAGACTGCACTATCAAGAGGTAGTTCGTCCCATACAGCAGAGTCTGCTGGTATAGGTTCGTATTTGTGACGGGCTGTAGCTGTCATGCTAGATGCAGCGGTAATGCCAGCAGATCCAGCCATAATAGCCGCACCGTTAGATGTGGCACTAGATATGGCGTCAACCTCAGCACTTGCCGATACTACATATACGCCCGTAGCCGTTGTGGTAGATGCCGCAGTAATGGCAGCGTTAGCCTGTAATACTAGCGTACCAGCCGCTGAAGCCGTACTTGCTGCAGTTATTGACGCTATACCATTAGCATACATCTGGCCTGTAGCCGCAATCGTAGAAGCAGCCGTTAGGTTAGCAGATGCTTGGTAGATTATCTGACCTGACGCTACAACAGTTGATACAGCCGCAATAACAGCAGCACCTTGATCTACCTGCTGACCATTAGCCGTTGCAGATGATGCGGCACTAATAGCTGCAATAGCGTCTACATAGGCAGCTTGCCCATAGATGTTAACGCCAAAGTTAGCTGCACCATAACCATTCATTATTAAGCTAGGGTTATGTCGAATTCACCAGCTTGGAATCGGAATACGTCACCACTAGCAATCGTCTTACTAGCCGTTAGAGCAGTCTGGGCAAGCATGTTGCCGCCTGAAGAAGCGTCCAATACAGCCGTATGGGTAATCGTACCCCAGCTAGCTGAAGCGGTTGGAAACTCTACAGCAGAGGTATTATCCATAGTGCCAGAGGCTGAAGCATCAAAAGCCATTGATTGACGGGCATATGAGCCGCCTGAGACTTCTGTACCTGTACCACCAACGCCAGTAGCTGAAGTGTAAAGACCGACATAGACAGTCGTAGGCGCTGTATAAGCCGCATTACGAAACGCATGGTCTAGTAGTTCATTTTGTAGGAATGTAGTAAATGCCATGTTAATAAGCCCTAATATTTAAGCGTAGGCCAGAGCCAGACGCTGTTGATTTACTGCTCGCGTCATTAACTCGCTCTACAGCCGATGTGTACAAAGCAGCCCATGTTTGGGCGCGTTGGTCTTCTTTTAAGTAAGGTGCTGAGTGTAGTAAAGCACCGTATAGGTAAACGTCTGGGTAATGTGTTAACAACCAGTTAGTCGTGGCACTATCCGTTAGCGTAGGAACCTTAGCGTAGTAGTTCAACACTGAGCTATACGCACTATCTGGGGTAGGCATGACTTCAAACTGGCCTGCGCTATGTCCATAGAACTTTGGGATGCCCGTAGAGTCATCCCGATTAGCTCTCATTGCCTGTATTTCAGCGCGTGATAAATATCGTAGGTCAGTCGTACCGTCAGTTTCCAAATGAAACCTAATAGTAGCCAACCAATCGCTAGGTATCCCAGTAAACTGGCTATCCACCGTTGTCTCAGAGCGTGTCTCCATACGCCAGTGGCGTACCTCGTTACTGATAGACGACTCTGCCAAGGCAATGAAGTCTGGAATAGTAGCTGTCAGGTCATCGCGGTTTAAGAAGTTAGCGATTGAAGCCTGTAGCTCTGCGTATGTTGAAATTGCCATTTATGTACCTATAGTTTCCAGCATTATATCATCTCTTCTAGTGATTGTGGATTCAATATACCAGACTTAGGTAGCTGACCATAATCATAGAACGCGCTGAGTAAGCCCTTAATCATCTCAGGTGCTGCAAACTCAGTCTCGCCTGTTTCTTCATTAACCCTAAATGGTAGCAAATCAGCACGATCATAGCCTGTATCATCGGCAAAGAAGTTATCAAACTCCTTCCTGCCATCTCGGTATGCTTTCTCTTCTGCCGTTAGGTAAGCGTCAGTATTACCTTGAGCGTGAGCTGCTAGACCTTGAGCCTCCTGACCTATACCACCACCAAACAGTAAAGCGCCTAATGTTGCTGCTGGGTTAGAGGCTAGTATGTTAGTTGAGCCTATCTGGTCTGGGTCAAATGCAGCGCCAAGCTCTGATCTTGCTTGTGAGCCATCCTGCACTGAGATAATCTTGCCGCCTTTGCGCTCGTAGTCTTGAATCCATTCATGTGGGTATTCGTGTGGATTGCTAGATTTTATAGCCCTATTAAATGCCCTTTGATTTGGCCCTACATCAATTACATTGTCTATAACAGCGCCTGTTGCGCCCCTTTCCTTTGATCCTCTAGCTAACTCGTTTGTGGTAACGTAGTCATCTTGGTATAAAGGCTCTTTAAATGATCCAGAAACACCCTCAACGGTTGAGTCTGTACGCAAAGCTGACGGATACATATCATCTTCAAATACCTCCATCACTTGCTTTCCATCTGGCCCTTCTATAACAGGGCTAAATATATCATTCCAATTCGCTCCATCAGCATCTGTTTTCTCCATGCCTCTAGTGTTAACCAGCATAGGGTATGAAGTTGGGCGGCTATTTATTGGGCCAGTATAGCTAGCTGTAAGTTCTGGAATGCCAGAAAGAAAAGTACCTGTATTTTTTGAAGAAGGTGGATTTAAGCTTAAAATGCCTTGCGGGTTATCAGCGTTCTTTCCTGTATGGTAAGCCTTTTCAGTAAAGCCTTGCTCCTTAGCCCTAGCCATACGACTAGCGTAGTCCATAGGTAGCTCACCAGTAGCAATCTTCATCGCTGTAGACTCTGGGTAACCTGCCTCAATTAGACGCTTAACAACACCTACTACACCAGCCTCGCTATCATCACTAGCAGACATACCTAACAAGCCTAAACCTGTAGCTGCGGCTGTCATGTAGCCGTTAGAGTCAATCTTAAAGCCCTTATCTGACAGGTCGCGTAATAGCTTCTCGTCTATGATGCCACCGTATGGGTTAAGAATAGCTGAGTAAGTCTGCCCTGTTTTGTCTGCTAAGTAGTCTGGGCCTGTAGCTGGGCCTGATGAAAACGTACCATCCTTGTTTAATGCCTTACCAAGCCTCTCTGGATTAAGGTCAAGCAGTGTTGGTATGTTCTCACCCTGATCTAGTGTACCTAGGTACTTACCACCGACACTGGTAGGATATGAAGCGTTACCGCCTTTAGGGTTTAAGCCCTTCTCAACGTCAATTACACCAACATTCTGGAAGCCAAAATCAATGCCCTTTACTTGGCTTTGGTCTGACACAGCAAGTCTGGCTTGAGGTAGTGATAAACCACCTTGGTTCCTGTAGGTTTTATCCATGTGGAACAGCAGTTCTTTACGGTTTTTATCAGATATTTGGCTGAATTGCTTTAGGCTTTCTGGGCTGTCAATGCCTACCCAATCAGGCATCATCTTCTTAATGTTCTTGTCTAGCTCTTTCTTAGCAGACTTAGATAGGTATTTTGCGTTGAATGACAGCATCGCCTGACCTGTCATGTGGGCAAAGTCACCACCAGATGGAGGCATTCGCCAAGGCATAAACAGTGGATCTACACCGTATTTGTCCTTTAATTCCTTAGCTGCTTTAAGCATGGTCTTGGTTGGAGTATCACCTGAAGCCCACATATCTGGGTTATACAGCATGTAGTCCTGCCCACCAGTAAGGTCAACACCATGAGCTAATGGCTTACCACCAATGCCCTCAAGTATCCCACCTGCTGCTGAACGATCAGACATTGTAGACAAGTACGGCCTACCCTCAAGATCTTGAATAGCTAGACGTTCCTTTGCTCTTACAGGCGCTACAACGGATGTGTCAGGCTTTGCCACCTCACCCATCTTCCTGCTACCAAGATTATACCTTGGGTCAAAAGCATTCTCTGCGTACCGATATAGCTCGTCAAAGCCATCACCTAGTAAACCTGCGCCTTTCTTAACACCTTCAACTAATGCTCTTGCCTTTGCCATTAGAGAAAATACCCTTTCTTAGCTGGTTTCTTGGATGGCTTCTTAACAGGCTTTTTGACTTTCTTAGCTTTCATGGCAAACCTCACAATAGTTATGGCCCGATTATACCACGATTACACTAAACCTTTAATACCTCGTTTAATGGCCTTGCGATCCTTCCTCTTGGACTTACCTAAGTCACCAGCAGCGAATGCCTGTGCCATCTGTCGTAATGCGTCAGCAGCCTCTGAATGACCTTCAGACTTGTCTGGGATGTGCGTCCAC